AAGGGGGACTCCATGCTCCACCACCATTACCCTGTGGAGGTGATACTGAAGGGTCATTTCCTGAACCTGCACTCGCTCCACCATTTTCTCCGCCTGTTCCACCACCTGAACCACCTGGGCTTCCATTATGATAACCTGGGTTAGCTCCATCGTGTCTTGTGCCTCCTCTTCCACCACCTGAAGAGGTTATAGTTGAAAAAATTGATGATGAGCCATTTGTTGCTCCCGCGTAAGGAGTCGGAACAGTGGCACCATTACCACCTGCCCCTACTGTTATAGGATAAGACTGTGATGTTACCGATAATGCTGAACAAGGTGTAGCTGCTAAAGGTGATGCTGTGTAAGGATCACTAGAAAGTTTACCTTCTCTAAATCCACCAGCTCCGCCTCCACCACCGTGATTTGACCCAGCTCCGCCTCCACCTGCTACTACCATATAAGAAACTTTATTATTACCTGATACTGCACCTTGAGTAAGAGCAAGAGTTCCTGAACTTGTAAAAGTATGAATTTTATAATCACCACAAGTTGTTATTGTTCCACCAGTAGCTGTTATAAAATTAGGCTGTCCTGTAACATCTTCTGTAGAATCTTGAACTGTTTTCCATCCTCTAGTTCCATCAACATAAACTAAAGTTACCGATTGTCCTGTTGTTGTTAAATCAACTGGAAACGCACCTCCATTTATTTTTGAACTATTATTACAAACAGTAACTTTATTAGTGCCCCAGTTACTTGCATAATCTGCAAAAGAAACAATCGCTCCAGCAGAAGGCGATGATGGTAAAGTTACCGTAACCGTTCCTGATGAAGTATCAATAAAAAATCCGTCACCTGATACTGCCGTGAAAGGTGATGTCTTTGCCGTTGTACACCAATCAACTGTACCAGTTCTACCGAAACCTGTTTGTGTTGCACCTGATGCAAGATTAACAGCACCACCACATCTACCTAATGTTACTGTTGCACCATCAACTACAATCGTTTGACCAGAACCTGATCCAACTGTAGTTGTTGATCCACATTTTTTGATAATGTTTGAATCATCTGAAACTTTATTTATATTATCTACTTTAATTTTACTTGTCATTATTGAAATTTATATCTTAATATTACTACTCCTGAACCACCTGCACCACCTAAATTATAAGGTGCGTTAGATCCTCCAGAACCTCCACCACCTCCACCTGTATTTGCTGTACCTGCAACACCATTAGATCCAGGCGGACCAGCAGCACAACTTCCTGTACTAAACGCTCCAGAAGGACCTCCTCCACCTGCTCCTCCGGGTTGTAAATCACCTGCGTCACCGCCTCCTCCACCACCAGCTCTTGCTGTTGGTGTTGCGTTAATTGATGAAGTTGCTCCTGCTCCTCCAACACCACCACAATTTCCTGATCCATTACCACCTGCAGCAGTTGCACCACCCCCACCTCCTGCGGCTTGTTGCGGTGAACCACTTCTTGTTCCACCATCATTTCCTTGCGGTGGACTGACTGGTGGGGTATTTCCTGCGCCTGCTGCGCCACCACAACCTGTTCCACCAACACCACCTCCTGATCCACCTGCAGCACCAGTTGTGAATCCTGCTGGTGTTGATGGTACTCTTGCTCCTCCTCCACCACCTCCAGCACTTGTTATTGTACTAAAAACTGAATCAGAACCATTAACTCCTCTTGATGTGGCTGATGTAAATGGTGATGACCAAGTTGCTCCACCTGCTCCTACTGTTATCGGATAAGTTTGTACTGAAACGGGTAAAGCTGTTCCTGAATCTAAAGGACTATCTGCATAAGGATCACTAGAGCATTTACCTTCTCTAAATCCACCAGCACCTCCTCCTCCGCCACCACCAGAAGATGAATTTTCTTGTCCTGCTCCACCTCCACCACCTGCTACGACCACATATGAAACTTTTGCTCCGGAACCAGATCCAAAAACATTTGTTACTTGAAAGTCTGAAGATGAATTAAAAGTATGAATTTTATAGTCTCCTGATGTTGTTATTGTTCCACCAGTAGCTGTTATAAAACCAGGATTACCTGTTACGTTAGAGGTAGAATCTTGAACATTTTTCCAACCCTCTGTGCCATCTACATAAATTAAAGTTACTGATTGACCTTGTGTTGATAAAACTGCATTTGAACAAATGCCACCAATTTTTGATCCATTTCTATCTATTGTAACATTGTGAGTGCAAAAAGTGTTTGTGTAATCAGCTATTGAAACTATATCTCCAGCACTTGGTGATGCTGGTAAGGTAACAGTTACTGCTCCTCCACTTGTATTTACAAAAAATCCATCGCCTGATACTGCTGTAAATGGACTTGTCTTTGCTGTTGTACACCAATCTACAGTTCCTGTTCTACCAAAACCTGTTTGAGTTGCACCAGATCCTAAAGTTACAGCTGTGCCTGGGCCACCTAATGTAAGGGTTGAGCCACTTTGTTTAACTATTTCATCAACTTCTATTTTACTCATTAAACTATTACCAATGTCCCC